GGGCTTGTGTGTGCGGTATAGGGTATGTAGACTAGAGGCATCAGAAAGAAAGGAAGGATTTCTGAAATGACCGTCACAGAAATCATTGAAGAAAATCAGGAGCGTTTGCGCTTAATGAATCCCCAAGCCTTTAAAACTGAAGAGGAGCATGGGAATATCCGTTTGACTTACAAACATGGCGGAATTTATGCTACCAATGGCGGGCTAATTAAGCTTTGGACGCAAGATAGCAGTCTAAGTTTCTACCATACCGCAACGTTTATAACAACTGAGCGGTCGAAACCCTTTAGACTTACAAGTGAAGACATTATTGAGCTTGGTAACTCCACCTCTTCGGCATTGATGCGGATCAAAAAGAGGTTTTACGCGTATGGGTATGAGGACTATTACAATGCGAATTAGTGAGATAATATACCATTTCAGCGAAAAGGCTATGGAGCTCTATAAGCGCGCGTTAAAGAAGTATCCGCACGGCAACGCTGGATACAGTTCGAGTATGTATGCCCTCCACGTGGTGTATACTTATCGTGCTAAGTATGAATACGTTCCGTCGATGATGGCTATAGCGATCATGCTTTATCGACGGAGAGGTGTAATGGTTTTTGACAAGAAAAACCATTACCTTTTAAAGGACGTCGTTCCCGATACATTCGATCAGAAAGGCGATTGGATCGAGATTGACGGCGGGTATCTCGGCATGCGAGATGCTCACTTCAACAAATTGAACATGAGGGAACTTAGGGCCGTAACGGACCAACCTCCAACACGAAAGGATAACTACAATGTCTAACACTGAAATTACAGCCGTCGCCGAACCCGAGAATGGGCTCGTTCGAAGGTCAACGTTCGAGTGCAAGACTCTCGATGACGTTCTTAAGCTGACGAATGCTCTTAACGAAACAATTTCCGTGGAGTCTATTATGGACGGTGAAGTGGATGAGCCTAAGACTTTTGTGCTCAGTGATATCGTTATTGAGCCTACGGAAGTCGTGAGTGATCAGACAGGCGAGGTTACGATCGAGCCTAGGACGGTGTTCATTCGTAAGGATGGCACGGCGATTTCTACTATTTCTCGAACTATCTATAGGTCAGTGGCGCTTTTTGTTGACAATGCTCGTGGAAAAGACTGGCGCAATAAGATTAAGGTCACGATTATTGAGGGAAAGTCCCGTAGCAAGAGGCGCTATTTCAACGTGAAGTTGAGTGCCGCATAGTCAATCGAGGAATGAGGGTAGGGGAGTGAAGCCACTCCCCTACCCTGTTTATAAGGAGTGTTTCACGTGAAACAAAAGAAGAAGCGTCAGATTGACGTGCTCAGAGAAGAGTACGTCAAGTTGGAAAAGAGGGTTACTGCTAAGGTCAAGCGTAATCTTAAGAAAGGCGTCATCATTGCGGGGACTCAGTACGACCCGCGCATTTCCGATAAAAAGCTTAAAAAGTATAATTCCCGTCAGCTTCGTGCACAAATGGCGAAGATGGAGAAGTTTTTGTCCCGTCAAAAGCAGTTTATTGGTGGAGCATCAGGTCGTGCTATTGACAAGGGAGATTACCGCGCTTACGTTAGCAAGGTAGAGTCCAAGAATCTTGTGGTGAAGAAGTGGTGGGATAAAGTAAAGTCGCTCCCCGCTTATAGGTCATCGTATTCCATTGAAGAATATGTGGCAGCACGCCGGCTTCCACATCCGGGCATTGCGGGCAATGTTCATCATGCACTGGCACCGGAGCCCGTGCTTAAACCACACCAGATTAAGTCACCAAAAGCGATTGAGGAACATCTTAAAGGTGTGGAAAAACGCATGTCCAAAGACTACATGAAGAAGATTGCAACCTCCGATTGGAAGTCTGCAATGGACATGGCAAATTATACTATTGGCGCAGATTTTGCAAATGAGCTGCGCCAGTTGAACTCCAACCAGTTTATGGCACTTTGGAATTATACCGGCTTTGCCAACAATGCGTCGCTCATGTATGAGATTGCTAAGGAGTATATTACTAAGGGCAGGATGAATAAAATGCGGGAAGGTTTGTTTATTGATTCTTACGATGAAGCGCGGGATCAAATTAAATGGGCGCTCGCACTCAACATCTAGGATATGTAGCCGATTTCGAGGCCAATACGCGGGAGGACAACTGCCGGGTGTGGGCTTGGGCCATTGTACCCATTGGAAACCATGACGTCACGTATGGTACAGACATTCAGTCTTTTATGGCATATGTGAAAAAACTTTCCGGTAAGATTTACTTTCACAATTTGGCGTATGACTCTTCGTTCATACTTGACTATGAGCTTAAGCAGGGTCGTGAATGGTCTGAAGCCCAGTTCCCTAAGTACGGTGAGTTTACAGGCATTATCGATAAAATGGGCAAATTTTACCAGATATCGATGAAAAATAATGGCAAATACCAACACTTTGTCGATTCCTATAAGCTGCTGCCTTTTTCGGTTGCCGATATCGCCAAAGCCTTTGACCTCGATATGGAGAAGGGCGATCTTGATTATGAGACGGAGCGGCCTATCGGCCACGAATTGACAGAGGATGAGAAATTTTACATAAAGCGCGATGTCTGTATTGTAGCGGATGCCCTTTACGAAACGATTACTCGCGGCAAAAAGAGGTTGACTGTTGGTAGCGAGGCGCTTGCTGATTTTAAAGACACTATGTCTCGAAAGGTTTTTGAAACGACGTTTCCTACGTTGCCAAAGTCAATGGACGACGATATTCGTCACGCCTATAGGGGAGGTTTTACGTATGTCGATGAAAACTGGAAGCAAAAATTCGTTGGCAACATTAACGTTTATGATGTTAATTCTCTGTACCCTTATGTTATGGAATCAAAAATGCTCCCTTATGGTGAGCCTATTTTCATAGACGGCGACGCCGAGCCGACAGACACGCACCCTTTGTGGATTAAAAGTATCATGTGCACATTCAAGGTCAAAGAAAGGCATATTCCAACGATTCAAATCAAGGGCTCACGCTTCTTTAACGGCGTCCAGTACCAAACGGAGGTTCGTGAGCCTGCCGTTTTGTATCTCACTAATGTTGATTTTGAGCTTATGCAGGAACAATACGACGTGGAAGTTTTGGCAGTGTTGGGCACGTATCTTTTCCGCGCGCGAAACGACTTTTTTCTTGACTATGTTGACAAATGGCGCACAATTAAGGAAACGTCCACCGGAGCAACTCGCACGCTGGCAAAACTTCATCTTAACTCGCTTTACGGCAAGTTTGCCTCTTCTACAGATGCCACTGGAAAGTTTCCTTATCTCGACGGCGACGTGGTTAGGCTTGCGCTCGGACCGGAGATGGAGAAAAAACCGGTCTATACACCTATGGGCGTCTTCATTACATCTTACGCACGGGCGCACACGATCCGCGCCGCCCAGCAGCACTATGGACAATTTTGCTACGCTGACACGGATTCCTTACATATGATTGGTGAAGCTCACGGCCTTGACATTCACCCCACTCATTTTGGGGCGTGGAAGCATGAAGGTCGTTTTGAGAGGGCAATTTATCTCAGGCCGAAGCAGTACATGGAGCAAAAGTCTAGTGGCGAGTACGATGTGCACATTGCTGGATTGCCGCGCAACATTGCCAATTCGCTTACTTTTAGTGACGTATATCACCAGCATAAGATTCCCGGAAAACTTGTGCCAAAGAGGGTAAGCGGGGGTATAATATTAACACAAACAGATTTTACGATAGACCTATCGTAAACAAACGAGAAAGGAAGACCAATGTCTGACAAGAACGAGGCCGTAGAGGCTGGAAAGATCGAGTACAAGCAGATCAGTGCGAGGGTGCCCATTGAGACCTGGCGAGCATTTCGCTACGAAGCCGTCGCCAAGGACACGAAGGTTTCGATCCTCGCCGGTCAAATTCTCGCCGACGCGGCTGCGAAGTTTGAGTAAGTTTGCAGGTAGTCTAGTCACCCTGTTGTCCGGGTCGGGACCCGCGGTTGAACCCGCCCTACCCGGATGGGGTGGGACCCAATCGGGGTTGACATAGTCAATTATCTGCGATACAATGAGGGCACCTGCTAAAAAGCAGGTGCCCTCCCCTATGCATAGGAGTAATCATGGCCGATGAGCAAACGGAAAATTCCTCTTCCGAAGAAAAAACTGAGGAAAACGTCAATTATGCTGCGCTGCTTGATAGTGCGGAGGCGAAAATTGCGACTCTTGAAGAGGCACTTGAAGCAAAACAAGCCGAGAATCTTGCACTTAAAGCGGCAAACTACGACCTGCTCATGCAGGTCGGCGTCGAGTCCAACGAAGACTCGCTGGACGAAGAAGAAGAGCAACTTACTATAGACGATCTTTTCTAAGGAGTAAAAATGCCTGACAAATTGTTTACGGAGCGATCCAACAAGGAAATGCTTCAGATTATTAAAGGGCAACTTTCGCCGTCTTTTGCGGAGCGCATCAATACAAAAACAAAAGCATCCATTGAGGAAACAATGGATGATATCATGGATGACGGCTTGTTTTTCAACGAAGTCCTCAACGCAATGTACAACCGTATTGGGCGGGAGCTTTTGCACAACAGGCAGGAGGAAAATCCTCTTCGCGCACTCAAAAAGGGCTCGATGGAATTTGGCACAACCATTGAGGAAATTCAGATGGACTACGCCAAGTCTCGGGTGTCTGGCTTCCAAGATTTGCCCGCCGGCGACCTTGAGCGCGAGATTTTCGGCTCGCTTGATCCGGAAGTAAAAGCGGCGTTCCATAGTATCAACCGTGACGATCGCTATAAAGCATCCACTAAGATTCAAGCTTTTAAGCAAGTTGTCACTAACGACACGGCGCTTTCTGGCATGATTAACGCCACCATTAACACACTGCTTAATGGAGATGCACTGGATGAGTATCTCATCATGTGCAACCTTCTTAAGCAAGTTGTTGATAAGGGATGGGTCTATCACTACCAGACGCCCGTATTGACGGGTGGAAATAAGGAACAGACTGACGCACTCTTGAGGAAGGCCAAGAGCGTTATCAACACCATCACGGCGCGACCCGACAACCGGTATAACCCAGCGGGGATTCACATGAGGGCACATGCTGACGAATTGGTCATCTTCACAGATGCCACTACGAAAGCAGATCTGGATGTAACCTCCCTTGCTGCGGCCTACAATCTGGAACTGTCTAATTTGAATCAGCGAATCTTTACCTTGCCGGATGAGGATATGCCTGAAGGCGTTGACATGCTGATTACGACAGACAGCTTCTTTGTCTGTCTCGATACCTGGGAGGAAATTACCACGATTCGGAACCCCGTTGGCTATAATGTCAACCACAATTTGCTAAGGCAGGGAGTTTACAGCCCATCGCCGTTTGCACCGCTTATTGGTCTCGGCAGGAAGGAAACTCCTATTACAGCACACAAGCCGGTCGCGAAAACGGTGGACGCTCATTTCGAGGACGTCAACGGCGTGACGGTCACGACGGCGGCGTCCGGCGACGTTGTTCGACTTGTAGTGAACGCTGACGAAGAGACGTTTGGTTACACAACAACTCTCAACGGCAACACTAGCCCGCGCACCATGCTTACGCGTCAGGAATATCTTGTCATTGCCGTCGATGAGGCATCCGACAAGCTTACCGTTACGGTCAAGCTTGGCGACAAGACGAAGGTTCTCGACCTTAAGGTTACTGGTGAGTATGTGGATAGTCGCACACTCGATCGCACAAAGCGGGTTAAGAAGCACGCGGAATGATACACTAGATACGAGTGGGGCCGTTTGCCTTCCTTTCCGGCCCCACTCACTAATGAAAGGATTGACATGTCGGCCGTCGAGTGGAAAGCAGACTCACAAGTTATTCTAACGTCTGTTCCTTGGGACTCCGATTATAGAAATGTTGTAATGTGGAGCCAGCAATCCCTTATGGATTATTGTTTGCGTGAACGGCGACATGACATGCACGCGCTTAAGCGTACTGTTGTCATTAAACCTGGTGAACCTATCATTCTTTCTGTTCCGTATGCCGTGGCGCAGAATTACAATTATATTCTCGTGCGCAATGGCGGCGAAAACGTTGACGGCGACCGTGCTGCATTATATGCTTATTTTATTGACAACATAGAGTATCACACACCGTCTAGCACGCAATTTACCGTGTCGCTCGACGCCTGGCAAACGTATATCCACAAGGCTATTTTTGGCCGGTGTTTTGTTGAGCGAGGACATGTCGGGCTCGCTGATAAAAATATGTTTTTCGGTCAGGGATCGTACCGCCTCACCGTCCCTGAGGGGTTTGATTTAGGCGATGAGTACGTTAACATATCTGAGACTAAGTTGCGCCTGGCTTCAGTGTGGGAGGCCTTCTATGTCATAGCGTCGTCCACGAACATCATGGAAGACGCTGGCACCGTTCAAAAGCCCAATCTCGGCATTCCGGCAGATTCCCGCGTTGGCACGCTGCCTGTTGGCACTGGACATTACATAGTCGATAAGGACAATCTTGTTAAAGTGTTTGATAAGATCAAGGCGACGCCGTGGATTGCTCAGGGTATTCAATCGATTACGGCGCTCCCCTTCAGTGGCGGCATGTTGCCCTCCTTTGGATTTCAGCCTCGCCACGCCGGTGGGATCACGTATTATGTTGACACCAGCGAGGGGAATATCCAACAGGAAATGACCCTGCTTAAAGATTTCCGGTGGGAGACAGTCAAGCGACACACCCGGTATGCGCATCTTAAGAAATTTATGACTTTTCCGTATTCGGCTATAGAGATTACGACATACACGGGGAATCCGATTATTCTCAAGCCTGAGAAAGTTGCCGAGAACGATCTTAGAGTGCGTTACGGCTTGTCTTATACTCAACCTAACGCGCGCGGGATTATCACCCCTATTAAATACAATTCCGCGTACAATGCTGGCAAGGATGGGTACGATTCCTACAATACCCAAACGGGGTTCTACAATCTGCCTCAGATTCCCGTCGCCTCGAATTCGTACTTGAATTACATGGCGTCCAATGCCCACAGCATTAAATTTGCGTTTGACTCTGCGGACTGGTCTCAACAAAAAGCCATTCAGAGCGCCAACCTTGCATATAATAATAATTCGGCGTCGATGCAAAACATGCTTGCCAACAATGCGCTTGGCGTTTCCCAAATGTATGGTATGGCGGGTATTGCCAATCGCCAAGGCCAGTCGCACATTGATAATAGTATGATTGGAACTATTGGTGGGATTGCCGGCTCGACGATTAGTGGCGGGCTGTCTGGCGGCATTGGCGGAGCGGCTACAGCTTTTGGCATGTCTGCTCTTTCTGGCGCAACGTCGCAGATGCAGAGTCGTGCTAATTTCGCTGCCGATGTTGAGGCGCGGAATGCGGCGACGTCGTTGTCGGCCGGAACGTCTGCGGCTATGGCGAGGAATAATTACAGTGTGGGGATGGCCAACAATGCGCGGAATTATGATTACGCCCAATGGGCCGCGAAAGGTGATTATTCCAATGCCATTGCGGGCATTAATGCTAAAGTCAGGGATGCCCGCATGTTGCCTCCGTCTGTTAATGGGCAGATGGGTGGCGACATGTGGCAGTTTGTCAACGAGGGCTTTGCTATATACACCAAACTTAAAATGATTTCACCTCAGGCCGTTGAAATGATCGGCGAATATTGGCTAAGGTACGGTTACGCCATTTCCCGCTGGATTGGCCGTTTTCCCGAAAATTTCCAGACGATGACGCATTTCACGTTCTGGAAATGCCAAGATGTTACGATCGTTGACGGCAGAATGCCGACAACATACAAAAATGTCCTTCGCGCTATTTTTGAGAAAGGTGTGACGGTGTGGAAGTTTCCGTCCGACATCGGAAACATTGATCCGTTTGACAATAAGCCCGTGGAAGGGGTGTACCTATGAGTAAGAGGTTGCGTCCGCTGGAATACGCGGCGCTTGGTACGATTCAGCCGTCGTCTCCGCATGAATTCGACCGCATGTGGAAGTATTCTATATATGGTAGGATTCTTATGGAGCTGACGCTTTCGAGGTATCAGTGGAAGGGGCTTCCAGACACGGTGGATGAGCGCTATATTGAGCGTGTGCTTATAGAATCTGGACTGGGCGCGTTTGTTCAGCCGCCCAACATTGGTGTAACGATGTTCCTCCGAGCGTCCAATGTGAGTGTCACGAATTCCTATGGCAACCCGACAGAGCTTCATCTTATGGGTGAAAATGCTATTTTGCAGTTTACGGCGAAAGCGTCTGACTGTGCGCCGTGTTGGTCGAATTGGACGAGGACGCCAGATGTTGATATTATAGCGTATTACGCATCGAGGTTGCAGGAGTTTGACCGTACGATTGACATTAATCATAAGGCGCTTCGCATGCCGTTTATTGTGTCCGTGGATCAGGATACGCGCAATGCCGCCATCGAAGCGTTTAAGGCTGTGCTTGACGGTACTCCTGCCCTCATTAATTATGATTCTGGTATGGGTGATACGATTGCTCAGAAAATCAGTGTTTTCAACACCGGAGCGAAGGGCGAGGACGTGCTCGAGGTTCAAGAGGCACGCACCCGCATATGGAATGAATGCATGACCATGCTAGGAATCAAATCTGCTAACACGCAGAAAAAAGAGCGTCTCATTACAGACGAGGTGAATTCTGTTGAAGAGCAGCTTGAGGTGATACGGTCGAGTGGGTTAAAATCGCGTCAGCAGGCTGCCGAAAAGTGCAATGAGCTTTTTGGCACGAGTATTTCTGTCCAGTTCGCTGGTGAAGGGAGTGTTTCCGATGACGGAGCACACGATTTTGTTGCGTGATGTTTTACGCAAAGGGATCGATATTGGGTTGAAGGATTACCCAATTTTCGATGAGTCGTATCGTGACGGGCTTAACCAAAAGATTGTCAATCATTTTCTCATGCGTGAGATTGCGCACGAAACGATTGAATTGTTCGTTCACCGGCTGAACACGAAAATGCGCGAGATAATGCCATATTACAATCAACTCTTTGTTGCCATTAAATTGGGCGAGGGAATTGACCCGTTCACGACGTATGATACGTCTAGCGAATCGACGACGAAGGCGGATGGAGATTCGACGGCGACGAATGAGGCGACGTCTAAGTCTGACGGAAAGGGCAGCTCGACGTCCGTGTCCCGCACGCGGGCGAGTGACCATCCTTATGATTATGACGCGAATCCCCACGGTCTGTATGCGACTGGCGTGAATGACGGGGAGACTTCCGGCGCAACCAGTTCTTCGGATTCTTCGGCGTCGCGGTCGGGGAGTGTTTCACGTGAAACGCGTTCGGGTGAGTCGAAGAGCCGTGCAAGGGGTCGGACTCAAAGTTACGCCGAGATAGCTTCAGGCCTCTTGACAAGTTATTTCAATATAGATATGATGATCATATCAGAGCTCGAGGTCTTGTTCTATGGGCTTGATACTCAACTCGATTGGCTGTTCCCGCAACACACGTGGAATATTCCTTTCAACATGTTCAATCCGTTTAGGGGATGGTGGTAATGACCGTCAATTTTGGTGGTGTGCAAAACAACGGCACGTCCTATTATAGCGATAAGCTTACACTACTCGAGATTATACGAAACTTGTCCGAAAAGGTGGATGGGTTCGAGAAACGCATTCAGGACGCTGAGGCGCTTTCTAGCAAGGTTGTTAAGGAGGTTGATGATAAGTTGGCAGTTTTCCGCGTCGAAATTTATCGGGCGCTCGATGAGGGTCTTAAAGAGCTTCGCGACTATATCGACGCTGGCGCTGCGAATGGCGTCGCGCTTGATCCGGTGACGGGTGCTGTTATGCCTATCCAGAAGTGCCTCGATTCGATGTATTGGGCGCTGGATTTGACGGGTCCGTTTGCGAAGAATCTTGACGTGGACGTTTCATACTATAACGCTGAAGCGTTTACTATGTTTACCAATATCATGGCCGATCGGAATTCGGACGTGAATAAAAATATCCAGATTGGAGGGCTATAATGCCTAGCACGAATAAGACTCCCCAGCTTCAGCTCAATCAGTGGGTGGCTGGCGACCGCCTGTCGATTGGGGACCATAACGCTGACAACCTTAAGATTGATCAGGGGCTTGCTCAGGTGCAGACGGCGGCGTCGAATGCGTCTGCGCTGGCCAACAGACTTGAGGCGGGGATTGAGAAGTTCAAAATCGACACAAATACTAAGATCGAGAAAAGCATTCACGATCTTGACCAGTCGTTGTCGCAGAGTTTCAACAATGATATGGCGCAGCAGTATACGAAGATCGTTAAGAACGAGAACGACATTTCTTCGTTGGGCGCACGCACGGACGCTTTGGAGAAGCTCAGCGGCGAAATTTCGGCGTTTAAGCCGTCAGAGTATTTGCGTGTCGATTCTGCGGGAATTCAGTATGATCGTAAAGGAAGTGCTGTGCTTCAGTGCGCGTCTGTCAACGATTTGCCGTCGTTGTCGTCTGCGGTTGCGGCGGCGGGCCAGCCGGTTGCCGGCATTGTCGCCGTTGTCGGAGGGAATTCGATTTATCGCCACAATGGCACAACTTGGGATCAGATGAATCTCACGAACACCGGCAAACGTGCCATTCCGTTTGCAGGGTCGTTTGAGTCGCAATCGAATGTTATTTTGGTGCGTGACGGGGATACGGTGACTCTCACGGGTGTGATTCAGAACGGCACAACCTTGCAACCGGGCCGCATTCCGAATGTTGGGTTCCTTCAACGTACGAATATTGGCATTAAATCCACTGGGAAAATCATTGTCAATGCGATTTCCTATGTTGCCGGTGCCTCGCCAGAGTTTGTGGGCGATGCTGTGGTTGAGTGGGAGCCTGAGGGCAATGTGCATATCTGCGTGAATCGCGCTACGACGGCCGTTTACGTTCGGGCGACGTTTGTGGATATCCGGTGATGTAAGATGGCTTGGGATTCTCTTGCTCAGCGTGTCATGGTGAATGCTATTGGCACCGTGGAGTCAAACAACAGATGGGATGCCATTTACTACAGCGATCCTATAACGGTCGGGTTTATGCAATGGTTCGGCCCGCGCGCGGTTAATGTCCTCAATCGTATGTTGAAAGAGAATCCTTCATCAATGTTGGGAATGGCCGCCTCGCTCAGAGCATGGTTGGGGCGAGGCGGCCCGGGCGCGGGCTCGCGGTATCTTACCCGTGCTGAAGGGGAGTCTATTCGGGGAGGCTTGCGCGCCAATGCCAATATACAGGTGAAGCAGGCGCTTGAGGATTTTGAATCGTATGCGGCGACGGCTACGGCGTTGGGATTGTCTCGCGAGAAAAACACTCAAACGTATATTATGTTTTGCGTTGCCTATCACCAGTCGCCGGCGCGTGCACGCCGGCTTTTGAGGGCTGTCGGACCGTCGTCTAGTGTGGATCGCTTTCACGCCGCGCTTCTAAATGAGCCCGTGTTCGGAAAATACAGGAATAGATACAATACATCGTATCGTATTATTAAATCGATGAATCCTGGCAATATCAAATTGGATGGAAACACCGCTCCGCCTACTGGGCAGGGCAACGAGGGACCTGTCGTCGATGACGGCGACGGTGTGGGAGGCCAGGATTTGGACGGCGACGGCATTCCTGATGTTACGGAGCGGCAGGACAGTGGGATTGGCTATATTGAGTCGCACGGGAATCGGCTTTTGGTGCGCATGCGGGACGGTAAGAGCCATTGGGCGACCTTGACGAACGGGGGACTTTATGTCGTCAATGCCGCGCTGGCTGGTGCTGACGTTCCGTCGTCGGACGACACGGGAGTGACGCCAGAAAACCCCGGCGGGGGCGGTGGAGGCGGAGGCGATTCGTCGAAGGCTGCGCGTATTGTCAAGTGGATGGCCGACAGAAAGGGCAAATTCTATTATACTAATGGGAGCGACCGTTGGGACCCGGACCGGACGGGAGGTGGGGATTGCTCTTCGACTATTCGTCGTGCGTATCTTGACGTTGCCGGCATTGATATTGGGAGCAGGTCGTTTGACATTGCCCGGCGCGGTCGTGAGGTGCAGTCTGGGCGCGGTCCTCGAGGATGGGACGTGTCGAAATGGCGCGCGGCTGATGTTGTGTGTATGGGGCTTAATTACGCGCGGTCGTATAGTTCTTCGGGGATTTCGCATGTCGAGCTGTATACTGGTGACGGCGCGCATTCTTGGGGTCATGGCGGCGGTGCTGGTGGTCGTACGAAAGGCCCTACGTATAATAATCTTTTCGGGAGGGGCTATCTTGGCTCTGCTACAGTGTGGACTGTAAGGAGGTTCCTGTAATGGCGTTGCCGTCTAACGTGTACTACAATCCCAACAAATTGGACTCGTACAATGCTATGTATAATTTCATTATCGGTCAGCGCGGCGACGGCAAGTCGTTCGCGTTGAAAAAGAAGTGCATTAAAGCATATCTCAAGAACGGGGAGCAGTTCGTTTACCTTCGTCGGCATAAAGGTGAGCTCCGGGAGATTAATTCATTTTTCGGGGACGTGTCGTTGAAGTTTCCAGGCGTGGAGTTCCGGGTTAACGGGCATGTTTTTGAAACGCTTGTCGGCGACAAGTGGAAGACTATGGGCGTGGCGCGCGTGCTGTCATCGTCGCAGCAGTCGAAGTCCGGTGTTTTTAACGAGGTCACGAAGGTGGTCTATGACGAATTTATTAAGGAGAAAGGTTTGACACAATACCTCCCTAATGAGGACGTCATGTTCGATAACTTCTATAACACATTGGATCGTTTCAACGACCGTGTGCGTGCGTATTTTCTTGGGAATGCCGTCGAGTTGTCTAATCCTCATTTGCTTAGGTACGATCTTGACACGTCGAAAGAATTTCAAACGTTTGCCAACGGTTATGTTTGTGTGAACATAGTAGACTCCACTGACTATCTTAGGGAGGTGGAAAAGTCACGGTTTGCTCAATTTATTCGCGCCACATCGCCGGATTATGCCAACTATGCCATGGACAATGCTTTCGCCGATGGCGGCGACTACATGGTCGCAGAAAAGCCGCCGCATCTGAATATTCGTGGTTTTATACGGTTGCGTGGGGTGCGGTTGTCTTTGTGGTCTTCTCCTAATATGGCTGAGTGGTATGTTTCCGACAGATGCCCGGACGTTGATCTTATCACTTGGGTGAAAAAGATCGAGGAAGTGAGGGAGGGCACTGTACTGCTCCCGTGGAATTCGAAGCTTGCGTCGCACTGGCGGACCTGCTATAATCATGGTCGAGTGGCATTCTCGAGCAAGCATGTTCGGAATTGCTTCCTCGATTTATTTAAAAGGTGGTGAAAACGTGGAACATTTGGCTCCCGCAATTGTGTGGTCGATAAATGGGTTTATCGCCATTTCTTTTCTTGTTGGGATAACACTAAAATTGGCTCCATTGTTTCGAAAACTTCAGCAGTTTCTTGACGATTTCCAGGGTGAACAAGACCGTCCTGGCGTTCCGGGGAGGCCTGGCGTCATGAAAAGGCTGGAAACTTTGGAGGATGATATGAAGGGAATTAAGCGGATGCTTAGTGACTATCAATGAACGCTGAAGGTCTACGTGCTACCGTTGTGCAGGCCATGATGGGCATCCGCGGCGGCTGCATTTACACCAACGATTGGCGAAGGACCCAGCCGACAAAATACGGTGCTTCTGACTGTAGTGGCACCATTGGCTGGGCGTACCGTCAGATTGGCATGAATATTGGAAATAAAAGTTTCAACATGGCGGAAACCGGCAGCACTGTTGCCGTCACTTCCAATATACGAAACATCGACACCGATATTCTTCGGCCGGGCGACGTTATCTGTATGGGGTGGCCATCCGTCTACGGTGGGCGCGTATCTCATGTGGAAATGTATGTTGGAATCGTCGATGGTCGCCCTATGACTATCGGCCATGGCGGGCCTGAAAAGGGCCCGAACCTTCACTCCCTGTACGATCGCCGTCTGACGGGGAGTGCTAGTTTAATTAACATTCGGCGATATATCCCTGATACGCCGTATGTTGCACCTAGTAAAGGAGAAGATAAAATGAACGAAACCCAAAACTCTCAACTGGTCGAGCTGGTCGAGGGCCAACGCGCTGTGGCATTCCCCACACTGACCCGGATCGCCGAAGACACGTGGACGATCCGACACTCCGTTGTCGGGCTCGAAGCTGCCGTCAAAGCCCTCTCTGAGGCCCGGGGGATCGACGGGGCGGCCATTGTCGAAGTCGTCCGGGAGGAAATTAAGAAGGCGCTTGGTGGGGTAAAGCCCAAGATCGCGGATGGGGGTGACCGGTGATGGAGTTCGCTGTTTTCGCGGGGTTGGTTGCGCCAGTTCTTGCGGCGCTTATTCAGAAGAGCTGTTGGAGCGGCAAGGTGCAGTATTTTGCTTTCGTTGCCGTCACTGCCGTTCTGACCGGTGTTGGGTATTGGGCTAGCCTGTACCCAGCCGGTTGGTCCAAGTTTGCCGGCGTTTTCGCTGGTGTTCTGGCTGTCGGCCAGGGTGTGTACAGCCTACTTGAGCCGTATTTCAAGCAGCTTCGCCGCTGATGTGTTTCACGTGAAACGCCCTCCCGTTTTCGGGAGGGCGTTTCCTTTACTTAATCTCAGTAAAACAATTCCAGGAACCGTCGCGCATCGTCGAGACGTTCAAACTGACCCAACCTGCCCTTGTCTGGAAAAACAATGTTGTAGTTATCGCCAATTTTAACAATGTCAACAGTTGTTTCCCTAAACGTGCCGCCGAGCCCTTGAACCTCTTCCATTGAAAAATCGAACGTTATATTATAGTTCTTGAAATGTTTCATTATCTCAATCGAGGGTTTAGACTTTGCATAATCGGAAAACTTCTTAACAATATAGTAGCATTTCTTACATCTCAACTCCACGAAATCTTTTCTGGCAATGACTTCAATATTCCTAATATCACTAGAGGCCATGTCGGATTGGATTGATTTAGCGAGAATCCCCATGACGTTTTGAGTGAGTTCCAGCGCCTCAAACACTTTTTCAGAGCCTACCATGTGATAAACCCCGTCTTTGAGATAAACGGTTTTATTGTAGAAACTCTCAAAATCGTACAAGTCCACTACGGCAACAATGGATTTGAGCACGTTGCGTGCCTGCTTACGGGCATCGTTCTGACTTATTGTTGGAACAAACATGTGAACCTCGCTGTGTCGGGGACTAGGCCTTTAAGCCAGTCAATAACTTCTTCCTCAGTAAACTTACTGAGACTATTGTGTGAAAACACCCTGTACTTCATGCAGTAATACACGAGTGCGTATGGAATATCATCAGGGCCGACAAATGTATACATTGTCACACCCCTAGAATATGTGATAGTAATCTCAGTACACAAGGCATATATGACCTTGTCAACCTTAGGCGAAACAGCAAACATCACTTGACTCCTAGGGGAGTGGTGGAGATGATTTTCTTGCACATCTTCTTCACCGTATCCACGGCGGCCTCTGAAAGAACGTCAAGGACATAATCGACCTCGTAAATGAAGCCAACGTCTTCGCCTTCAACGCACATCCTCTGCCGAAGCAGTGCTTTGCGGCCATTGTCTGTCGTCCTAAAATATGGCCTGGATTCTGCGTGCTTGAATGCAGGGCCCATATGCTGCAACGCGAGGGCGTACAGTCCAAATATGACGTAAAGTGGATCGCGCGACGCTGCGTCAAGCAAAAGCTCGACAGTGCGGGGTGTATCAAGTGGACCACCTTGTGGAATGCTAATAATATACTCACTAGTCATGATATGGCATCGTGACAGTGGCCACTCACTGACTTCCTTATCGTAAGAGGCCCTAGGCCCTTCCATATAGGGCGATGGGATCGGCTTCCAATTCTCAGGAATTGGCTTATGGTTTTCGAGTATTTCAGTGAGTTTCATTTGGAACTATTCCTTCCTTTCTAGTTCCTTTCTTTCTGATGCCTCTAGTCTACATACCCTATACCGCACACACAAGCCC